TGTACATTAAAGATGGTGTTGCTTTAGTAAGATTTTTAAATTGGTTAGAAACAGGAATTCCAACAGGAACAATAACAGAAATGATAGCTTCTGAAAAATTGAAACAGTTGAACTTAAGGTTCTGGCAAGAGGTGCTCCAACTTTAATAGCTCCACCTACTCCTAAATTAAACAATGCAAAAGCTCCAACTGCTTTCATAATACCTGCTGCAAGTTGTGGATTTTTTTGTACGAAATCTGCGATACTTTTTACAACTGGCTTTAAACTATTTGTTAAACTCAATAATGATGGTGCCAGAGCAGATCCTAAGTCAATCCCTATATTAACTAAATTGTTTTTTAGCGTATCTAATGCTGTTTTTAAAGTCTTTAATCTATCGGCATACTCCTTATCCACGCTTCCTGCTGTTTTTGCTTTATTATGAACATTTTCAAAAGCTCCTCCTAAATCATCTAAATGATTCATCAACTCTGTTACTGACTGTATACTCTCTTTACCAAATAAATTTTTCAAAGTTGCAGCTCTTAAATGTTCAGGAAGCTGTTTTACTTTTGATAATACATTAATTATCGTTTTATCTGCATTAACTTGCATATCTTTTGCTACTTGCTCGGCACTTAATCCCAAACTTTCAAATGCCTTTTTTTGTGTATTCGTTGCACTTGTTCCGGCAACTAATCCTAAATAAAAATTCTTTAACCCTGTTGCTGCCACTTCTGAGTTCACTCCGCTTGCAATCAAGGTTGCTCCCATTGCCATAACACTTTCTTTAGAAATACCAGCAATTCCACCAAGTCCTGCTACCCTTTGTGATATATCAACTAACTCAGGGGCTGTTACTGCCACACTATTTGCCAAATAATTTATAACATCTGCATATTCCATAACTTCTTTTTGTCCTATGCCAAACTGAGCTCTTGTTTTAGCCAAGAAATTTCCTGCCGCTTGTGTGTCCATATCAAAGGCAACTTTTATTTTTGAAGCATCTTTTGTATATTGCGCTAATTCTCGTGTATTTATCCCAGCTTGTGCTCCTGCTCCTGCTATTTCAAACAATTCTTTTTGAGATAGTGGGGAATTGTCGCTCAAATTCCTCATTGCCTGATAAAATTCTTTTTCTAATTGTTTAGAGCCAAATTCAGCAACTTTTCTCAAATCTGCCTGTGCTTCTTCCAGTTCTATTTTTAATTTCAAAGGGAGAACTGTTGCAGCTCCAGCAGCTAAACCTCTAACAGTTGCCCTATCTCCAAAACTTTCAACTTTATCTATAGCTTCAAGTCTATTTTGGTGTTGATTTTGAATACTTTTTAACTGTTTATTTACTTCTAATTCTTTGTTCACTTTATGCAGAGTATCTCTGTAATCTTTTAAGCTATGCCCTTCGCTTTCTATAGCCTGTTTTGCATTTGAAAAAGCATTTGTTAATTTTGATTTTTCATTAGCCAATTTATTTACATGCTTTTCTGCATCTTTGACAGTTTTAGCAAATTCTACATTTCCTTGACCTGTACTGTTATATTCCTGTTTCAACTTTTTAAGAGCTTCAGATGAAGTTTTATACTCGGCATTAACTTTAGTTAGTTTTTCTCTAACTTTATCAAAATTTTCTAATTTTTTAGATGTTTTTGACAAATTTTCTGTATTATCTTTCAAAGTTTTAAAACTTTTCGATAATTCTGAAAGCCCTTTAACAGCACCAGCTACCGAAGCTGCTGCGACTATATTAAGTGTTAAATCTTTTGCCATTTTACCTCCTTTCATCCATTGTATTTTTGATGTTTTCGTTGTATAATTTAATATATAAATATAAAAAGAGGTGTTTGTTATGAAAAAAATATACGATAAATACAAAATTTATATTATAAACTTTTTTAAATATTTAACAAAAGATGAAGTTAAACCATACGAAGATAAAATAAAAAATTATTTTAAGAATATTACTGAAAAATCAGCAAAAAAGAATTTTTCTAAAAAAGAAACTAATACAGGATTAAAAATTTTTATAGCTCTTGCTTCATTCCTTATAGCCCTTATATCTTTTCCATTAATTTTTATTTTCGGACCTTTTTGGGTTGCTATCTACCTTTCGCTAAGTACTTCCATTATGTACGTTTTCTTTTCAAAGGATTTAGAGGACTGATGAGTCCTCTTTTTTTATTCACTATCAGAGCTTCTCTTTTCTGAGTCTTCTAACAACTTTTCAGCTCTCAAATTCCAATATTCTAATTCATACAATCTACAATTAATTAAAGTTTCATAACTTACATTTATACTCGTTTTATTTTCATCTGAATAATTTAAAACTTCTACTAAAGTTGTAATACAATCTTGCAAATCTAGTATCTCTTCTACTCTATTGACCCTAAGGTTTCTACTACTTCTGCTTCCTCTATTTCTTCCAAGTCCGTACTTTGTAAAAAACCCCTAACAGCATTTACAATTTTCACGCAATCTCTAGCATTTAATTTCAAGAAATTTCCATATTTAATTCCGCTTGATTCTGAAGCAACTGTTAGATACCATCCGTATTCCAACTCTTTTATCATTGAATTTTTATTTCTTGTATAATACTCCCTTTCAGCTTCAATTAATGTTAAACCTGTCATCCCTTCCAAATCTAAATTAATTTCTTTATATTTTTTACTCCCTAAACTATATTCTTTTGATAATTTTACAATCATTCTATCCTCCTATTTTATATTAATCCCAGCAATCTTCTAATTTTACTGTTAGTTTGCCCGTTTACATTACTTATTCTATTGAATACATCAATATTAGCTATTTCTTTTCCGTCTATTTCCATTTTGTAATAACTTACTGTTAAATCAAAAGAAGCTTCAAGTTTAGATCCTGGTTTTAATTTTGGACCATCGAACTTCTTAATCATTCCCTTAAAAGTGGCATCTATTCCCACAAAAGCAGGAGCATGTGTGAGTTTGTTCATTTTTTGAATAACTCCTTTACACTCAATTAAAAGTTCATTGTTGTTATTGAAATTTAAAAGTGTTTCATCCACACAGTCCATTTTTATTTTCGCTTCAAGTTTTTTATAATGCCCAGTAAGTGCCGCTTCGTATTCTGATACCATCCCAATTTGTTCAATATTAACAGACGAAGTTTCAAGATTAGGCAATTCTACCTCCCCAACTCCTGCAAGTTTACTCGATCCATTTATATATATTTCAACATCATTTAACGCCGTTGGTATTTGATGCTTTCCCATTATTTTACCTCCTTAAATTATTGTTTTAATGCTTGAGCAAATGTCTCCAATGCTTTTACATCATATTTCTTCTTAAATGTCATAGATTTCATTGCTGGTATTACTCCAAGATTGATTGTCCATGTTATGTCCCCATTTATTACATTTTCTAAAGTATTATCTTCTTCGGACAAAACAGCTTCAGCTGATAAAAAGTGATTAGCTGACACTAAACCTTTAAGCCGAATATTTACAGATTTTGTAACCGTTTCAGCTAATTTTAAAGAGAAGTTTTGGTCAACTGAATTAAAATATGTAATAACCAATTCATTACCAACATATTTAAACATTCGACGCGTGTATGTAAACTTATCTTTTGGATCTGTTGCTAACGGATTTTTAGCCGTTTCAGACCCCCAACATCTCCAGCCTTTGAAATTAATCGCAGTAATTGCCCCGTTTTTATTCAAAAAATTAGCCTGCTGTTCTTTATCTAATCTAATTTCTTCAAATACTCCATCTGCATTTTTATAAGCTAATGCATCCATTTTATACGAATAATTAGAAGGAGTTTGAGAAGGTATTCCATCAAATTCAGAATCAGTTTTCAAAGAAAGTGCCGCATAATGTAATGACGGAAAATAAACATTGTCAGCAAGTTTAATATTTCCATAAAGCACGATTTGATCCTTTGATGTTATATTTTTTTCATCTTTCCAACTTGGGATTTCATCATATCTTTTATTGTCAGGTGCATTTATTAAAGCTATTGCTTCAAACATTCCTGTATTTATATTTCCTGCTTTTGTTTCCATAACTGCTGCAACTTCACTTTCGTGAGAAAAATCTGGAATATCTATAAAAGCAGGTAATTCTGAAAATTTCAAATATACTTCATCTACAAGCTCCAAGCCTGTTCTTCTCATTGTATTTGTGTCATATCCGCCTATCGCCTCATTCTTATTAACTTTTAACAAGTCTATTTCGTTAAATTCAATATCTATTTTGTTTCCTGATGACGGCGTTGCATAAATTTCTAATCCTTCAGCAGTCCAAATTGTTATAGCATCCGATATTGGTAAACTTGTCGCATTATCTTTTACTACTAAAGTATCTGTGATTATCTTATGATTATTAATTACTGTTTTTCCTGATTTAAGTTCTATAGCCATCATAGTTTTCTTATTATCTGTTTTATGTTTTTCAACATCTAGGATATTCACAATATATAAAGGTGCTACAGCATAAAGTTCAAAAAATATTTTGATAGCTTGTGAAATTGAAAAATCTAAATCATAAGTGTCACCAAAATATTGAATAGCCTCTTTATAAGTTCCGACTCTTACAACTTCGTTTGTTTTTCTATTTTCTTTCTTCAATTTATGAATTGGTGCCATTCCAACAATAAAATGACCGTAATCAAGTGTAACAGGCAAGATTAAATCACTCGCAGTTTCAGATTGGTATGTACCATGTTTATAAGCCATTTCTATCCTCCTCTTTTATTTGTTCTTTTAATTGATTTGTAATAACAGTAAAGATATTTTCATTTCTTTCTATTTTTCCAATTACTTCAATATCAATTAGTATTTTTTTTATCAAAGGAAATTTTTCCATTATTTCTTTTATCTTGTCGTTTTCAAAATAAACTACTCCTTTTGAAAAACTAAAATTTTTAAATTCTATATTGTTACCTAAATATATGTATTGCTTTTTTTCCATATTTACCTCCTTATAATTTATTAGTATAAACTGATGAAATTGCTTCTCCATAAACTGAAAACGATATTCTTGAGAAAAAATATGGTCTGTATTGGTCGGAATGAAATGAAACTTTAAATTCCTTGGTTTGATCTATTACAAACCCTGAACCTTGATTATCAATATTTAATAATTTATCTTTTACTGGTTTAGTAGTTTCTTCCAATAATTTTTCCATTATTTCATTTGCTAAAGATAAATTTTCTAAATAATCATTTTCACCATTTTCTTTTGTGGCTACCCATATTTCAAACTCAACAGGAGAATCATAGTAATCTATTCCAGCTCTTTCTTGCTTAAATTCAACTATTCTTAATGTAACATAAGGAAAATTCTCTTTATAATTTCCATTTTCCCTGTCCTCAAAACTCTTTTGTGGTAAAAATCCCCTATATACTTTGATTCCTTTATTTGAAAGTTCTTTATCAAGAAATTCAAATATTTTTTCCTCTGTATGTTTTATCATCCCATTAACCTTTCAATTTCATGTTCAAGACGCATGTTTAACTTTTCTTCCATAAATCCTTGCAAATATTCCAATATGCTATCCTCACCTAACATTTGTGGAGCAGAAGGTCCCATTAATCTTTCTATTGGTAATCTTTTTGTGCTTTTTCTTTTAAAAGCTCCTAATCTACCATCAGAATAAGCAATAAAAGCATTTGGTATACTTCCGCCTTCTCCTTTTTTTACTATTGAATTAACAGTCTTCTTATATTTCCCCCTAGTTTTAGGTGTTAATTTAAAATGATCCAGCCCTATAACACTACCAGTTGAAACTATTCTTGCTGTTAAATTTCCACCAGATGACCGTGTGAATTTAATTGAATCACTCAATTCTCCTTTTTTTATTGTATATTTCGATGTAGCTTGTCTCAACGCTTCTGTTTTTACCATTTCCATACTTCTATTAATGGCATTAGCAAGAGCATTTGGCATTTTGCCTTTTAAGTTGTCAAAGTTCGATTCGATAAACCTTAATTGACTTTCATCTATTTTTATCTCGAACATCACATTTCCTCATTTCTAAACAAATCTATCTCAAACATATCCATATCTGATTTACTAGCTGCAACTTCATACTTTACACCATCTATTGTTATACTTTCGCCGGTGTGCGGTTGAAGTTTCAGATACGGATAACCTATAAATAAAGTAAATCCGTTCTGAAAAACTCCTTCCTCCGTTGAAATAAGTCCATTTTTCTGTTTATTCTGAAATTTTTCTTCATCAACCACACATATAACTTTTCTTCCATTCAATGTGTGCTCCGTTCCAAATTCGTTACTATTCAGAAATACATTTGCTATATCCGATTTAATTACATCTTTAAATCCCATGAATATCACCTATTTTTTACTTTTGTTATCAGTTTCTTCTGAAGTTTCAATTTTCTCTTCAACTTTATTAGATTTGTTTTCTGTAATTTTCTCTATAATACCTCTTTCAATACAATCCTTAGCAACTATATTTTCAATAATATCAACTTTCTGTCCAGCATTATATGCTGTTCCAGCATACACCAAAGGACTCAATACCCTGTACTTCATGTCAACCTCCTATTTAACTTTCAATATTTTTATAGCTTCAATATCATAAACCACAGGAAGCGGTCTTGATTCGGTTCTAATTTCTACTGTGTTAGATTTTGAATCTTCATCAGTAAATACTGAACGTTCTGCTACAATAATTCCTTGTTTTACATCTGCTGCTGGTCCATAGATAATTGTATTATTACTTGGCGCCAATAACACTTTTCCTTCAGGAATAAGCGGTTTATTGTCGTATGTTTTCCCATCAGCTTTTAATACAGAGTGTTGCGACTGGTAGGAATAAATAGGAAGTCCAAATGGTGCAAGAGTTCCAATATAGATTGCTCCACTTGCAATTTCTCTAGGATTAATTTCTCCCATGTGATAATTTCTTACATCTAATAATTTTTGAACTTTTTCATTTTCTACAAATAATTTTGCAGTTACTGGATCCATCAAAATTTGTTCAGGTCTTAAACCTGTGCTTTCTCCTATTTTTGTTATAGCGGCTTGTAAATCTCCAATTATATCAGCATTCGGTTGAGTCCACAAAACAGCTGGTGTAATTTCTTCAACCGTTCCAAAATTGATTTCCCCTTCTATTCCTTCACCTTTTACAACCACTTTTCCATCAAATAACGCTTCTGTACACATAATTTCTTCTCTTCTTGTAATCTGTTCCTCAAATTCCGCAAAAGATTCCGCAAGTAAGTCCGCTTTTCGTTCTTCAGGGCTTTTTCCGCCATAAATTGTTTCCCCTGCTGTTTTATTAAAAAATAACTCAAAAGCCGAAAAAGTTCTTTTTGGCGCTACTTTTGGAGCTTGAAAAAATTTACTTTCATAAGTGTTTTTTACCATTTCTGTTCCTGGAATAAATTCAGATACATAAGGAGCTACAAGTTGTCTTCCTTTTCTAAATTCTATTTCCATTTTTTGATTTTCTGATGTTTTTCTATTTTTAAAATAACTGTCTTTTATAAATGATTTCGGTCTAATCACATTCTGGTCATACAACCCAATAAATTCTATTACTGCTGGCATTATTCCTTACCTCCTAATCCTTTTATCACAATCCCTTTATCTCTAGCTGCTTTTGTAAAATCTGCTTTTTGTGTACCTGCTTTCACATTTAATCCCTCAAAAATGAATTCCCCTGAAATAGCTACAGTTGTTTTAGTTTTTACCGTTGTTCCGTCAGCATTTTCCATAACTATTCCAAATAAATCAGTTCCGTCTGAAAGTTCAGCAGTTGCATTTACAGCATCACCTCTTTTTACACTTTTACCTTGCGGTACTTCAAATTCCATATATCTGTGTCCTGTTCCGCTTAAAAATTGTTCGCTGGTATATTCATTACCTTTTGTTACAAAATCCATTTATTTCCCCTCCTCTGTTTTTTTATTTTTAGAAAAAATAGTCATAATATCAAGTCCCATAAACCGCTTTTCTTCTTTACCAGGTGTTGTTCCATCATTCGCAGCTGGTGGTATGAAATTATCTTGACTTTCATTTTTAATATTTTGCAACTTTTGAGCTTTTTCCTCTTTTTGCTTTTTCAAAATATCAATAGCCAACTCACTAGCTGACATAGGATTTACATATTTAGCATTTTCTATTAACTCAGAATAATTATTAACCCCTATATCATCAATAGCTTTTATTCTTTCCCTTTCTTCCTCTTTTCCAATCTTTTTTCCCTCATTTAATACATAATCATACAAATCAGGAAATTGGTTTTTTAACTCATCTAAAGTCATTTTTACCTCCTTAGTATTTTTTTTATTGTCAATAACTATATCTTTTGCTTTTTTGAAATTTTTAAATTTTGAAATATCAAAAGCCATGTTATTTATAATCAACTTATTTTCTACAAATTCTTTTCCTACTTCTTCATCCACAATTTCATCAACAAATCCATATGCCTTAGCCGTTTCTGCATCCATCCAAGTTTCATTATCCATCAATTCAGATAAAGTTTCCTTATCAGTTTTTGTTTTATTTAAATATGTTTCAATAATACTGTTTTTAACTTTATCAAGCATTTCAACAGTTTTTTGCATTTCTTGATTATTCCCATAAGCAAAAGTAATTGGATTGTGAATCATAAACAATGCATTTTTAGGCATTCTTACAGTATCACAAGCACTTGTTATAATAGTTGCGGCACTCGCTGCTAATCCATCAATATTTGCTGCCACTTTAGCTTTGTGATTTTTAAGAGTATTTGCTATTGCTACAGCACTGAATACACTTCCACCTGGACTATTTATGTGTAAAGTAATGTTTTCCACATCTCCAAGGTTTTCTATATCTTGTTTAAATACCTTATCGGATATATCATCCCAATACTCATCACTTCCTATACTCCCATAAAGTATCAGTTCCGCCGTCTTTTCTTCGTCATTCTTCACTAGATTCCAAAATTTTAGTTGTTTCGGCATTTATTACTACTCCTTTCTCTTTTAATAATTTATTTTCTTTTGCTAAAATTCTTACATTTTGTTCAAAATCTCCACCATTAAGCTCTGCTGTTTCTCTAGTTCTAGTTGATAATCCATTATTAATTCTTATAACAGCAGCATTAGCCTCTTTTAATGGGTCAATTTGCCCTTGCGAAGGTCCGTTCCATTGTGAACCGCACCAAGCTTTATCTATAAGAAAGTCAGTTCCATAATTTTTAAGTTCAACTCTACCTAGCAAATATGCTTCATTAAGCCACTCCTCATAAACAGGCTGGGTAAAATTCTCTACAAACCATTCACGCCTTTTCCTAAACATTTTCCACGCTTCCAGAAGTGCTGCACGGCTTGCTGAATAACTTGCTGTAAAATGCTTTATCAAAAGTTCATATGGAACTTCCAAAGCGCTTCCTATCTGTCTTAAAATGCTTGTAACAAAAGGATCAAATTGAGCATTAGGTCTTCCTGGATTGGTAGCTTTTGCTTTTTCTCCTGGATTAAGCCCCATAATCATTCCTGGTGCAAGTTCTATAGTAGTTTCATCTTCCGAATCTACCAGCGAATCATTTTCGACTGCTTCGAGTTCGCCTACATCAGCACCGCTCGAATTTTCGGCTTCGCTTTCAATAAAAATTGCATACATTCCGCTTATAACTGCTGCCATTAGTTCAGCTTCAGTATAATTTCCAAGCTGTTTTAAATTCTCAATAACTGGAGATAATATTGGAATTCCTCTTACTTGTTCAGGTCTTTCTGTGAAAAGAAGATGTATTATATTTTTTTGATTTTCGCTTCCATAAACTTTTACAAATTTTTCACTTACTCCCCCGGTTGCATCCAAAGGATGTTCAGATGAAACATAATAACCTTCAATTCTTCCATTTTTATCTATTTTCACACCTTCAACCACACTTTTATCTGAAATCATATTGTTTGGAGTATATATTCTGTCAGGCTCTAAAATTTCGAGTTTTAAACTGTACGGATTTTTTGGAGTTTCAAAATAATTTAATTTTATAAAACATTCTCCATTCATCAGCACTGTCAAAAACACAAGTTCCTGAATCTGATAAAAGTTCATAGTCCCTAGATTATCAATCTTGTCTTTAGACCAAAGTTCAAATTCTTTTTCAATTAAACTTTCTATTACTTCAGCTTCTTCATCACTAATCCCTATTGTTTCGTTATCAATAGCAGACTTTAATTTTAATCCACTCCCAACAACATTCGTATTAATAGTTTTTAATGCCCCAGTAGCAACAGAAGTTCCCATATATAAATCTCTCGAACGTTCAATCAACTTTTTACGGTTCTTATAAATATCCTTTTTTACTCCGCCGCCAGCACTTTGCCAGCCTAGCATTGATTTTTTAGTAGTTGAAGCACCGTGATTTGAATATCCAGTATTAAGAATTTCTAATTTTCTTCTTGCTTGAAACCTTTTGAGTCCTTTTTCCGGATTAAATGCCGTTACCAATTTATCAATAAAATTCATAAAACACCTCCTTTTCTGCTAAAGATTTCTAGGCACACCTCTTCTCACTCTCCTGTTGCCTTTGCCATTTATTTTTTGAAGTTCATTTTCCCAGTAAGCTCTTCCTTTTCTTATTTCATCTATCCCCATTCGAGCAAGCTCTCTTGTCCCAATTTTATAGCTTTTCCCTGTTAAAGCCGCTCGTTCAGCTTTACCATATTCAACAATCATTTCCAGAATATATTCTCTTGAATAATTTGATTTTCCCATTTATTAAATTCCTTTCGATAATATTTTTCTTTTTTTTATAACTGTTTTTGTTTTCACATTTCCCATTGAATATCTTTTTTCAAGATTAGGATTTGCTATTCTAAGCGCAGCAAAAGCGTAATTCCGTAAATCCAACGGCTCATTTCTTCTGCCTGAAACTAATTTCCATTCAGACTTTCTAACCCCCTTTTTTACTACATTAACTCTTTTCTCACTTGTCAATCCTTTAAAATACGCTTCATCATAACCCTTATCTTCTTCTATCGGAAAATGACAATAATTTTTACCAACTTTTTCTATCAATAACCTAGAAAATAAAGTATCTTTTGCACTATCTACCCCAACTGGAAAAAGTGCTATATTCCCTTTGTTATGTCTACTTGGTTTCGATACAATTTCACGTGCTCCAGCCATCCCTTTTATCGCAAATACTCTTCTATGCTCTCTAATTTTTACAAAAGCATACACCTCAGAAGTAAAATGCCCTCCTGAATCTATACAAGTGCATAATATTTTTATTTTTTCTCCATTTTGATAGGAGTATTCTTTATCCAAAATATCATCTAATTCATCCCATACAAAAACTTCTCCAGGATTTCCATATATAGTTCCATATTTGATACCGTAACATTCTTCATCTTTTGCCCATCCTACAATCTCGTACTCCAACCTATTATCCTGAACATCAACTCCACAAGTAAGAACATTGACATTTTCAGGTATTTCGCAATGATAATACTCGCGTCTATTCAATATTTTCTGCCAGTCGAGAGTGTTTTCTTTTTCTTCAAAAGTTTCGGCTAATACTGTATTGGTAAACACTTTCATCATTTCAATATTGCCTTTTGACCTCAAAAAATTTTCTTTAATGTCTTTCCAGTCACTCCACGAACTATAAAACTCATTTAAGTGAAAAGAACGTATTTTAAGATTAATATTCCCTTCTTCGTCTTTTACATCAGGATTTTCTGCCAACCATTCGCCATATATTCTATTTTTCTTCCAACTGATTTCATCAGATATTTCTCCACAATCTTCACACTTAATACCACAAGTTTCAAAATCAAAATTTTTCCAAACAAATTTTTGATAACTTCCACAACAAGGACAAGGTACATAAAAACTTTCTTGCGTTCCTATCTGAAACATTGAATCTATTTTACTGTCACCTTTTACAGTAGGAGTTGATACTAGCACAATTTTTCTGCTACCTTTAAAAGTTTGTGTTCTTTTTATTGCTAATTCAACAGCATCTCCCTCATCCCCAACTGATTTTTCAAATCTATCTACCTCATCAGCTAAAATTACTCTTATTGGTCTACTCGCTAATTCACTAGCGCTACCAGATCCAGTAAATACAACATAACCTCCTGAAAATTCTTTGATTTTTTTTGTATCTCTTCCTGTTTCCTCATCAATAATCTTGTTTTTTAATCTTGGAGTACTCCTAACCATATCCATAAATCTAGTCGAAGCAAATTCCTGTGCAAATTCTTTTGTTGGCATTAAATACATAATTGAACTAGGTAAATAATCGATAAAATATCCCAATGTATTCAATGAAATTTCGGTTTTTCCTACCTGTGCTCCCATTTTTAAAACGATTATTTCAGTTTTGCTATCTGATATTGCTTTCATTATATCTCTTTGATACGGTGCTCTATCAGTATTCCATCGTCCTGGTTCAGCACTTGATTTAGAACTTAATATTCTATATTTATCTGCCCATTGATCTATCGTAAGTTTTGGTGGTGGTGCAAGTTCTTTTAAAATTTCGGAAAATAAATCGATTGTTTTTTGCTTAACATCAATTTTTCCTGTTTTTTTATTCTTCTTCTTCGTCATCTTCAATTATATATTCCTTATTTTTCATAAACTTACTCCTGTCATACTCCGATAATTCTTTCAAAACACTATTGATATTATCTGATATTATCTCTTGCAATTCCCCTAAATTTTCAACTCCTATAACAAGCGGTGCAAGTTTGTATGGCATGGTCTGTAATTGCCCTTTAAATCCTGCAATTATATTATTCATAACCCTTTTCACATCATTCGCCTCATGTAAATCGGATTCCAATATCTTAATTTTTATTTTTTCTTTTCTATCCCGTGTCTTCAGATAATCAATTTCATTCTTCAATTTTTCTTCCTGAAGTTGTTGAGGAGTGCTTTCCAATTCACGCAAATAATCAATATAATCTTTAACCGATTGATAAAACAAATATTTACCTTTGTCGTTTTTTTTAATCACACCTTCTTTAGCCAATCTTTGAATCTGTCTTTCACTTATCCCTAGTATTTCTGCCAATTCTCTAATCTTTATAGTTTCATCAAAATCTAATTTATTAATCATCTCCCCTCCTTTATTCCGACACGACATCCCTGTGAAATTTCATAAAAAATTTACACAAGTCGGGACTCGCCAGACCCGCAACGCTCAAAATTCTCTCACAGTACCTTTTTTATTTTTTTGATATTCTATCTTTTATCTTTTGTGCTGTTTGCCTAACCTCTTTATCCATTTCTCTTTTCTTTTTTAAACTCGCTCTACACCTGTCAAGATATCTGTCATATATCATTATCTTTAATCCATCTATCTTGCTGTCTATATCTTTTTCAATCTCTTCTAATTTGTCCAAGAGTTCCAAATTTCTTTCGATTCTTTCTTTTATGTATTTTTTTGTCCCATAACAAATAATTTGAAATAGTATTAATATTACTGCTATATTAATAATAAAACTTGCAATCAATAATATAATTAACATCTGCTATCCCTTTCTTTGATTTTTAGACAAAAAAAAGACCGTATATATAAAATCAAGGCTTTTAAACCTTTAACTTTATAAATACGGTCATCTTAATATTCATGTACTCAAATATTTATAACTTATTCAATTGTCTTGAAACATCTGCAATTTAGGTTGCCTTATTATTCGCATACTCTTTTTTATATTGCGATGTCTCGGTCTTCTGTATCGTTATTGTGCCATTTGGTTTTCTTTCGATAACAATATTTCCAACTTTGTTGCTTTTAAAAAATTCTTCAATTTCTTTAAGTTCTTTTTTTATGTTCAACTTTACCTCCTAATTATACCTTATTTTTTCTATATTTTCAAGCCTTTTATAAGTAATTTTCTTCCAAAAACTCTAAATATTCTTGAAGATCTTTTCTCAATTTATCCTCGTACTCTTCGTGTTCCACATCTAAAAACGTGTTCTTTTTAACAGATTCGTATAACATCTCTTTAATTCTGGCAATTTCTGATTTTTTCGTTGCTTCGATTACTATCATAGTTGCTCTTGTATGTTCTTCTTTGTTTATTTTTTCTTCAATTTTTTCCAATCTTTTTTTTGCTAATTTTCTTAACCTTTTTAGTTTTTTAAATTTACATTCATCCATTTTTTTATAATATATTCCCATATTACCTCCATTGTTTTTTTACACTCTAATTGCAAAAAAACTTATAATCCAAATCAGTCCATAAATCACGGATAGATTCACAATCATAGCAATCAAAAATGCTATTATATTGCTTATATTAAATTTAAATGTCTTTGCCTTATTTTTAAATACAATAACTAATCCGTAGATGTATCTTACCAGCACTAATACAGCCGTTAATGTAATTAGTCCACTTATCATTCTCATTATTATTTCCATTATTCCTCCTCTGTTATTACAATCGCATTATCAATTGTAACTCTGCGATTATTCTCACTTATTAAGTTTAACGATATTCTTCCGCTCTCATCCGAATCTCTTACCCTTATCAGCCCTTTGTATTCCTTTAACAATTTTCCGTCAAGAGTATAAATTTGTACTGTCCTTTTTAGCCCTTTCGTATCACTCTCCCAAT